ATTAGATCCTTTAGTCATTTGTAATGATACGAAAGACTGCTCTAAGTCAAACTGACAAATTTGTGCCATTGCAGATAGAGAACATACATCAATCTCTACAGATGCAAGGTCGTCAGTACTAGCATTAAAACCACAGTTCTCTGCCTGCAATACCTGTCCAAAGACCACATTAGAAATTTTAGTCTTATATTTGACACCTGGTAAAGTACGATAGTTATCTACTACTTCCTCGTTTAAATAAGCTCGGCTATAAAATGCCTCACTGTTTGCTTGTAATAATGCAGATGCATCAATGTCCAAGTTGAATCTTAATTTTCTACTCATTTTTTTTGTTTTTTATTTAGTTATTATTGTTTAAAAATTTACTTACCATGCTGAATTTTTCATGCTGTGATAATTTAGTAGCTTCTACTTCCACTACTTCCTCACCGTCAGTCATCATTTCCTCCATGTGATTTCTTAAATCAGCTATCATTGCTATTAAAGCATTGATTTGCTCATCAATTACAGGTTGTACTATAGCCAGGATAGCTTCAGCATCAGCAGCAGGATCAATAGCCATCTCTTCTGTGGCAGGTGTCTCTGTAACTACTTCCTCTTCTACTACTGTCTCTAGTGCAATCTCTTCTGTCATTGCTTCTTCTTCAACAACAGGTGCATCTTTTATCTCGGTAACTTCTCCATCTACTACTATGTAGATTTTGCCCTCAATTAGATGCTCTCCATCAGGTAACTTCATATTATATTTATTTATTTGATTACTTAATTTTAAGCCTAGAAATCCCTCTATTGAGAATCCTATCTGCTCATTCTTTACTAGCTCATTATAGTACTCTTTATCAGTTACCTGAGCTGTTACCATTAATGTGCCTTTAGGTACTTCAATACCATAGCTTGAATAGGCTTTATCTTTCTTAGGATCTTCTACTATCCATGCTTCAAGTACATAAGCAGGAACTGTCTTATCAGTATCATGCTCTAGGTTAAAGACATTCCTATTAGATAGGTCTTTCATGAATTTAGAATGAATCTGCTCAATAGCCTCAACTGAGAAAGATACATAGTACTCATCCTCATCCTCATCATTCCTATATATCTCCATTGGAATCATGGCAGGTGCTACCACTCTATACTTTAGCTCATCTGAGAAAAACAATTTCTTATGCTCATCAAAACTCATCCCCTTAGTAATAATGGCAGGAGTAGAGGTGAAAGCTATCTGCTCAATCCCTAACTCTTCGCCATCTGAATACTCAGGATCTATTGTTATTTTATAGATTGGTATATCTTTTGTCATAACTATATTATATTTTTTTTATATTTGTTCAAAAATTAAAACTATGATACAATTATTTGGCAAAGAAATCCCATATAAGATGGATGAATTAACATTAGAGCAGTTCCAAAAGATATCTGCTATCCATAACAATGAGGAGTATGATACTCTTGAGAAACATTGTAAAGTCTTTGAGTACTTAGGCATCACAGAGGATGAGATGGATGTAGACTTTGAGCTGTTCTTAGAGAATGTTAAGTTGTTTAATAAAGATAACTATACTCATAAAGATACAGTAGAAGAGATAGAGCTAGAGGGATATACTTATAAGGCTGAGATGAAGCTCTCAGTGAAAGATTCTAGGATTGTTGAAAAGATTGTTAAGAAAGATAATAAAGAATATATATCAGACATTATGGCTCTGATGTTTAAACGAACTGACTTGACTAATACTGAGCATTATGATCCTGCACATCTTAAACACAAAAGTAAACTATTCAGCAAGCTCAAAGCAGATATATCTATCCCTTACCTTACCTTTGTAACTAACAAAATCACTACCCATGCACAATCACAAACTACCAAAGCAGTGGAATCAGATATCAGTGGAGCAGTTCCTGGAGCTGAGGAGTCTGAGCAGTGAGGATGGAATGTTTAACTATCAGATTGATGTACTTTCTGCTTTAACAGATAGCAATATCTCTGACTTTGAGGACCTAGATATAGATGAGCTAGGGGAATTAGCTAAGGAGATTAAATGGATACAGTCAGAGCCATCTAAGAGGTATAAGAATAAGATAGATAATTATGTGCTTAAGCCTTATTCTAAATTATCACTAGGTGAGTTTATAGACCTAGAGCATTACTTCTCTAATAACTACTTAGATCACTTCTGTCATATCTTAGCATTACTCTACAGAAGGACATCTAAGAATGTTTATGGTGATGACATTATAGAACCGTATGAGTATAGCCCTAGAGATAGATTAGATTGGTATTTAGATTACCCTATCACTGATGTTTATGGATTGATACCTGAGTATATTAAATTTAGAGAGAACTTTACCAATACCTACACTAATCTACTAGCAGATGTAGTGACTGATGACGAGGTGCTTGAGGATGCTGATGAGATTAAAGAGCAGAAGAGAGAACAGCAGAGACAAAAGTTCGCATGGGAATCTACTATCATGGCTCTATGCAATGATGACTTAAGTAAGTTCAATGATATTCTAAAGATGCCTGTAGTGTTAGTCTTTAATATCTTAGGAATGAAAAAAACTTTAGACTAATAGAGGGAATCCTTGCTGAAATCCTGCAGGAGGATCTAATGCATAGAATGTATATGTAAGTCTTTGGTCACTTTCTAATATTTCAGCTACCTCTAAGATAGGATAATTCTTAGATATCCATTCTACATACTGTCCATATATTTCATTAGTAATACCTGCATTAGCTAGCTCTCTAGTAAAAGTATTTACCCAATCTCTAGGAGTTATTACTCCATCATTCCATAAGACAGCACCATTATTCAAAAAGATAAAGTAATACATGGCTATTATCTCAATCTCTAAGCTACCGAATCCTGTTACTTTAGCATTGATTCTGATACTCTCTACTAGTGTACCATTATTTTGTACAATATCATTCCTTACAATTCTCTTTAATAGAGCAGCCATCCTCCTACGAGTAGGATACAATATATTAAACTCACCTGTATTCTTATATGCCATAACTATATTATATTAATTAAGCATTTTGTTCAGGAATTTGGCAGTTGGTCCATGACTTAATCACTACTGAAAGATTCATCTGCCATCCTGCAGCATAGTCTAATAGATCATTATTCAATGGTATAAAGATAGGCTGTCCATCTATATCAAAGTCATAGTCATCTGAGAATGTAAACTCTAGATATAGATCCTGGAGTATCTGCTGAGTATCACTTAGAATAGTAGTGATGTTAGCTCTATCCATCTGTATGATATCAAAGCAATATACTTCTATATTAAAGATAGTGACATTCTGATAAGGAGTAACTCCACTAGGTACTACATAGACTAGAGGATACTTCTCATCTGCAGTAGCAAAGTTCACCATCTGCTCTTTAAAGTCTGAGCCTACCTTTTTAACTTGCAGGTGATTGTCATAAAATGTGACAATCTTATCTACTATGGATTGATAGCTTATCATAATACTGAATTATTTTGTATGTTATTAATATGATTCTGTGAGGATGTTATCTCAGTCTCAGATACTACTGCTGTCACTGTTATGTTATTTGTGCCACCTCCTGCATTCACTTGACTACCTGTATTAGCTTGACCAAATAAGTTAGGTCCTCCTGATGGTGCTACTGCTGTAGTAGATGGTGTAGGAGTACTACTAGAATCTGTACTAGATGTAAATGTAGTAGATGCTATCTTAGCTATGTTAGTTGCTGAGGTAACTGCAGCAAATGCTAGTGATGCTATACCTGCAGGATTAGGGATAGGACCTATAGCTATTGGTGAGGATGCTAGTGATGCTGTAATAGCTTTACCTGCATCTACTATTGCACCTGCTAACTGCATTGACTTATTAAGTTGAAATTGTTTTCTAAGTAATGCCTCCTCTTCTTTACTACCTTTTTTAACTTTCTTAAGTTTATTCTCCATAGCCAGGTTACTAATACCCTCAATAGCTGAGATAGATTGACCTGCATAATCTAGAGCTGCATCTGCAGTCTTTAACTGCTCTGCTCTTTTTTTCTCCTCTGCCTCTTTGACAATAGCTACTTCTTTATCTTTAGCCTCTTTAGTGATATCAGCTAGACTAGTCTCTAGTTCAGTCTTAAGTTGTATTAGTAATGGATCTCCCTCTTTTAATAAAGCTACTTTCTCATCAAATGCTGCTAATAAAACTGCTTTCTCATAATCTGCAGTAAGTATTAACTGCTTAACTTTATCCTGCTCATTCGCAGCAGTAAGTTTCTGAATCTCTAAGTACTTCTCATCTTCTAATTTAATAGCAGCTGCAGCATCTTCTTTAGCTTTTAATATCTTAGCATCTTCTATTACTTTTTTAGCCTCAGCATCTTTTATATTAATATTATTAAGCTCATTCATTCTCAATATCTCAAGCTCATTAGTATCTTTCTTATACTTTACAGCCTTAGCTATTAGCTCAGCATACTTTGCCTCTACAGCATTTTTCTCTACAGTGATAGCATCTAGTGTAGCATCTAGATTAGCCTGTCTAGCTTTGTCAATTTCTTTCTGTAT